AGCGCCGATTTACACGAGAGGTTAAAAACCGCATGGAAACACGCCTGGACAAACTGCACCGGCTTCGCGATACGCTGGAGGCCGCCATTGATGAATGCGAAAGCAAGAGAGACCTTGCGGCATTAGCCAGGCAGTATAGGGAGACCCTGAAGGAGATCGAAGAAATTGAAGGAGTAACAGATGAGAACGACGAAATCGCGGAGATCCTCGAGGACGTCGCAGCTGATGGGCTGTCAAGAGCCGTCCGAGCGCGTCGCGCCTGATTATGTCGAGAGCGACGGCTTGAGGGCCGTAAAGCTGTTAAAAGTCGGCGGCCTGGTCCTGGATCCTTGGCAAGCCGACATCCTTGACGACTGGATGAGCCGCAGCGCCTCCGGAAGATGGGCGGCGTCAACCTGCGGCGGTTCGGTTCCCAGACAGAATGGGAAAAGCCTCCTCGTGCAGGGCCGGGCAGAGGCCGGGATGCTCCTGTTTAATGAGCAAGTGATTTATACAGCACACCTCCAGAAGACCGCAACGGAGACCTTCGAGGAGATGCGCGATTTTTTTGAACATCCGCACCTGGTGAAATATGTCCAGGACATCAAGACCGCGATCGGCAGGGAACAGATCATCCTGAAGAACGGAGCCAGGATCAAATTCCTTGCACGTACCAGGAACGGCGGACGAGGCCAGCACGGAGATCTGCTGATCGTGGACGAGGCTCAGGAGATGGACGAGAACCAGCAGGCGTCCTTCCTGCCGGCGATCTCCGCCAGCGTGAATCCGCAGACGATCTACGTCGGCACTCCTCCAGATCCGAACGCGTCCGGGACAGTCTTCCGGAAGATACGGTCGAGAGCACTGGACGGAGAGAGCGATAAGACCGCGTGGTTTGAGTATTCGGTTGACGAGATCGGCGACGTGAAGGACAAAAGCCGCTGGGAGGCAACAAACCCGGCGCTCGGCCGGCGGATGCTCGAGAGCACCATTGCAGGAGAGGCCGAGCAGATGGACGAGGACACATTTGCGAGAGAGCGCCTCGGCTGGTGGTCGCCCATCGTCGAGCATAAGGTTGATTACGCGATCGACCGCGACAAATGGGAGGCTTGTAAAAGCTACGAGCCGAAGCCCGACGGAAAGACCGCCTATGGCGTCAAATTTGGCGCTGACGGGGCCTCTGTGACGTTGTGCGGTGCGGTCATCCCCTCGCAGGGAAAGCCGCGTATTTCGCTCATTGAGAGCCGACCGACGGGCCTCGGAATCCGCTGGTTGTCCGAGTGGCTTAACGAGAGATACACAAAAGCCTCGTGCGTCGTTATCGACGGCAGAGGCGGCGCGGACGTCCTTATCGAGAGGCTCGACGCGTGGCGAATGAAAAACTCAGTGATCCGGCCTGGCGCGAATGAAGTAACCGCAGCGGCCGGATTATTAGTTAATGCGATAAATGAGGGCGGCCTGACGTGGTACGCCCCGCAAGAAATACTCGACGACTCGGCCCGAAATGCAACGAAACGGCCAATAAAGGGCGGCTTTGGCTTTGGCGGTGAAAACTCCGCCGTTATTGAGGCGGCTGCGCTGGCTTTGTGGGGCGCGAGCACATCGAGGCGAGATCCGAGCAAAAGAATGAGGGTTGGATGAATGAAGTTAACGATTAAACGCGTTTCCGGCCTTCCGGAAGAGGAAGCGGCGACGCTCCGGCGGCTCGTTGATATTTACAACGAGCACCAGGCGGCAAACAGAATTAAAGAAAGATACTACGAGGGCCACATCAGTTTGCGGGAGGTCAACCTCGGGATTGCACTGCCGGACGGCCTCGCCCGGCTCGAGATCGGGTGCGCCTGGGGCGCGAAGACGGTTGACGTCCTGGCGGCTCGCTCCATGTTCGACGGCTATGTCGGCGCTGCCGGCACTGAGCCGGAGATGATGCGCGAAATCGTCCGTAGGAACCACCTGATCGCCGAATACGAGAAGGCCTGCCGCGACGAGCTGAAATTCGGGACGACCTTCGCCACTCTTTCGAGGGACGAAAACGCCCGGATCCGTTTCCATTCGCCGCAGAGCGCGGCCGGAGAGTGGGACGGCGAGCGCGGCAGGATCGGCAGCGGCCTCGCGATCGTGGACGTTGAGAAGGTTGGCGACGAATACAAGCCTTCCGTTGTGAACCTGTACACCGATTCGGCAATCTGGGTGCTGCGGCGTTCCGACACGGATTACTGGACGGCAGAGGAGCACCCGCACATTATGGGCCGGCCACTTATCGAGCCGCTGATCTGGAATGCGACTACTGCAAAGCCCTTCGGGCGGTCAAGACTGAAAGAGCCTATCCGCCGACTGATTCAGGGGTACGTGCGAACCGTCGCAAATGCCACCATCGGCCTCGAGTTCGCGACGTCGCCGCAAAAATACATCTTAGGCGTGACGGACGAGCAGTATGACGCTATCGTCGGCGCGAAATTCCGCCAGTATGTCGGTTCAATACTCGCCTCGACCGTCAACCCGGAGACAGGAGAAAAGCCCACCTTTGGCCAGCTGACGCAGGGATCACTCGAACCGCACGTACAGATGCTTCGCACGTTGGCGACGCAGTTCTCGGCGGCTACCGGCCTGACCGTGACCGATACCGGCGTAGTTAATGACGCAAATCCGACATCCAGCGATGCGATCCTCGCGCAGTCCCAGACGCTCGTACTCATGGCGGAACAGCTGAACGCCGGCAACGCGAACAGCCTGTATAACATCGCACTTATGGCGCAGGCGATCGAGCGCAACGTCGGCCTTGACGAACTGACGGACGAGGAGCGCGAGATTATGCCGCACTTTAAAAACCCGGCCATGCCTTCGGTAAGTGTTACAGCGGACGCGGCCATAAAAATCGCATCCGCGCGGCCTGAGTTCGCAAGCACGGACACCTTCCTCGAAATGATCGGCTTCGATCAGGCGGACGTGCGGCGGATTAAGGCACAGGAGCAGAGGGCGAGAGGGCAGGCCGTACTGATGGAGATGGATGAGGCGTGAAAATCTCGGACGAAACGTGGAATAGATATATTTCAAAGCTGAGAAAAGTCAACGATAAAGCCGCGCAAGAAATGTCTTCGTACCTCGCTAATAACGAGTGGAACCGCAGCAACGCCGCAAGGCGCGCCGCGGTGCAATATGCTTATGCATTAGCCACCAAATACGGAGAGGCCGCCACAGAAGCCGCTTGCGAGATGTACGACGCAGTAGCCACCGCGTGGGCCGGCGAAATATTGCCGCCGGCAGAACCGGCCCCAACGGCTAGCTATGCAGAAGTAAGAAAGACGTTCTACGGCGCCGCAAAAACAAATAACCCCGAGGTAATCGCAGACGCAACCGGCCGACTCGTTAAGCAGGCCGGAGTCGACACGACGCTAAAGAACGGAATTCGAGACGGCGCGCAATTCGCTTGGGTTCCTAGGGGCGAAACCTGCGCGTTCTGCATCATGCTGGCGTCGAGAGGGTGGCAGAACATCAGCAAGAAGGCGCTGAAAAACGGCCACGCGGAGCACATCCACGCTAATTGTGATTGTACTTATGCAGTGAGGTTTTCCGAGGATCAGGACGTCGAGGGATACGAGCCAGAGAAGTATTTGAGAATGTACAACGATGCAGACCCGAGTGGAAAACCGAGCGACAAGCTGAACGCCATGCGGCGGAGCTTCTACGCGGCAAACAAAGCAGAGACCACAGGGCCGGCAGCGGAAGAGTTCAACGTTTCGAAAGCAGCCAGGCTGTTCACTCCGGCGAAAAGCATCAAGGAAGCTGAAGAGTTTGCCGCGCAATATACTCAGGGCGGCAGTTTTTCGACCGTTGATTATTCCGGGATTGATCTCGGATACGCAAACGAATTCAACCGGGCGCTTGACGACGTTCTGAGCCAGTACGATCCGCAGTATAAATTGCGAAATATTGGCCCGATGAATATGAGATCAAAGCAATTCAAGGGAACGACAGCCGACGCGGCCTATAGGTGGGGAGCGAACGACCTTTATTACAACAAAGGGTATTTCAAAACGCCAAAGGCTTATGCCTCGCATCTGGCAGAATACGAGAAACTGCTAAAGACGGTTTTGCCAAACATCGACACCGTTATCGAAAGGACAAAGGGAAAAACCGGGTTCGGCGTTCAAAAACAGTTGCGTTACATGGAGGCGCTGAAGACGACCCGCCGGACAAATGCGAGCAACCTCGACCCGTACAGGACAATGGTTCACGAAATCGGGCACTACCTCGACGATACGGTATTTAGGGGCGAAATGAAAAAACGAGGCTTTGATCTGAGTGCAAGCGCTGCGGAATATGCTGGGAAAATATCAGCTTACGCGACCGAAAGCGCTCAGGAATATGTTGCAGAGAGCTTTTTAATGTACTGGACGGGAGAGGAAAAAGCGCTCGATCCGAAATTGGTTGAAATATTCAGAGGAACAAGAAAATGAAAGACGGCGAAATGATCATTGACGACTTTTTGGAGTCGTTAAGAGAAATTGCAGAAATCCTCAAGGAGGAAGAGACGGACGTTTAAAGCGTCCGTTTTTTATTGCCAACGCGTGGCTTAAACGTGGAATTCACTCAATGGAGGAAAGAAATGGAAACTGTGAATCAGGAAAATCAGGCAACCGAGACAACGGGGAAGACGTTCACGCAGGAAGAGGTGAACGCAATCATTCAGGACCGGCTCACCCGTGACCGGCAGAAATACGCAGACTATGACGAGCTGAAAGAGAAAGCAGGCAAGTTCGACCAGCTGGAGGAAGCTTCAAAGAGCGAACTTCAGAAGATGACCGAAAAGGCCGATGCGCTCCAGGCGGCGCTGGAGAAGCTGAAGTCCGAGAACCTCGTCAGGGAAGCGAGACAGAAGGTTGCCGCAGAGACCGGCGTCCCTGCAAATCTGCTGACAGGATCAAGCGAGGAAGAGTGCCGCGCACAGGCAGAGGCCATCGCGGCATATGCAAAGCCCTCTTCGTATCCGCAGGTAAGGGACGGCGGCGAACCGCCTAAACGTGGCGGAACGTCAACAAGAGACCAATTTGCAGACTGGCTCGACCAGTCACTTACAAGGTAAAGGAGAAAAATCATGGCAGATATTAACAGATCCGCGATCAGCCTGCCGAGCGAAATCAGCTCGGAGATCATCGCAAAGACTCAGGAAGAGTCCGCAATCATGCGCCTGGCTCGCCAGGTGACCCTGCCCGGAAACGGCGCGACCATCCCGGTTATTACCGCAGACCCTGAAGCGGCATGGGTCGCTGAGACGGCCCAGAAACCCGTCAGCAACAGCACGTTGTCCAGCAAGCTGATGACAGCCTACAAGATCGCAGTCATCGAGACCTTCTCGAAGGAATTCACCCGCGACGCAAGGACTCTGTATGACGAGCTGATCAGACGGCTGCCGGCAGCTCTGGCAGGTGTCTTTGATGCGACCGTGATCGGCGCAACCCAGGCGCCCGGCCAGAACTTCGACACCTTCGCGGCCAGCACCGCACAGAGCATTCTGAATGCCAACAACGGCACCTACCTCGGCCTCGTTGCCGCTGATGCCGACATCGCGGCCCATGGCGGCGTTATGAACGGCCTCGCCTTTGGAGCGCAGGGCCGTGGCCTTCTGCTGACCGCAACCGATACGACCAACAGACCCCTTTTCCTGGCTTCCGCCACCGAGGGCGTTGTTGACCGTGTTCTTGGAGTGCCGGCGTACTTCAACCGCAAGCTGTACAAAGCCGCTGCTTCTGGCTCGGCTGCCATCGTCGGTATTGCCGGCGACTGGAGCAAGGCCGTGTACGGCACTGTTGAGGGCGTGCAGATCTCCGTCAGCGATCAGGCGACTGTTGTTTCCGGGCAGACCACGATCAACCTGTGGCAGCAGAACATGATCGGTGTTCTGGCAGAGATCGAAGTCGGATTCCGCGCCGATACTTCCTGCTTCAACCTGCTGACCGGCGCCACCGCCTGATGGTGAAATTCATCAACAAGATCACCGGCACGGAGATGTGGGTCGCGGATGACCGCGTAGAAGAGTACAAGGCGGCGGGGCACAAACCTGCCGCCGAGCCTTCTGCGGAGGAGAAAAAACCCGCACGGAAGCGCGGTGAAAAAGTGAGGAAGTAAGCGATGGCATACACAAGCATTGACGACGTTACCGCCGGATTCCGGGATCTGGACGCGGACGAGACCGCACGGGCCGAAAGCCTCATTAACGAGGCGGAAACCATGATCGCCGCCCTCGGCGCTTGCTCCGCACCGGTCGAGGCGAAAGTCCTCGTTGTATCCCGGATGGTCCGCCGGGCGCTCGGCAACGGCGTACAGGTCGCGCCCCTCGGATCCACGCAGGGGAGCATGAGCGCCGGAGGCTACAGTCAGTCCTGGACGATCGGCGGCGGAACGTCGGGCGAGTTATATCTCTCAAGGTTCGAGCGCCGCATCCTCGGCCTTGGGAATTCCATCGGCTCGGGCAGCCCTCTCGAGCGTCTTGTGCATGATTAAGGGCATTGATGTTTTGTTACACGTCCGGACGCAGACCGGGGAAGATGCGGCAAACGCTCCGATCTACACGGACACGCTGGAAACAGTAAGCAATGTTTTGGTGACTCCGACAAGCTCGGACGACATCGTCCAGAGCATCCAGCTTTACGGCAAAAAAGCCGAATATGAGTTGTGCATCCCCAAAGGAGACGCGCACATCTGGCAGGATACTCTGGTCGAGTTTTTCGGGCAGACATGGGAAACGGTCGGCTTCCCCCGAACGTATATCGAGGACAATGTGCCGCTCCTGTGGAATACGAAGGTTAAGGTGGCGCGGTATGGGTAAAGTCAAATTTGTGCTTGATCGCGGCGGCGGTATCGTCGAGCTGCTGAAATCCCCTGAAATGAAGGCAGTCATTGACGAAAAGGCGGCGGCGGTCCTTGGCGGATGCGGCGAAGGCTACGAAATGGACGGCGGCATATCCGGGGACCGTTACAAGGCCTCTGTGAGTGCTGCGACGGCTCACGCCTATTACTCCAACCGAAAACACAAGACCCTTCAGAAGGCGTTAGGAGGTGCGAGAGGATGATCGAAACTTCAGTGCTTGAGCACCTAGAGGAAACGCTGAGCGTTCCTGTGCGCATGGAGATTCCGGCGAACCGGCCGGAGAAGTTCATCGTGGTCACCAAGACGGGCGGCGGAGAGTCGGACAAGATCCGCTCCGCAATGATCGTCCTTGACTGCTTCGACAGCTCCATGCTTGGGGCCGCTCAGCTGTGCGAGGACGCGATCGCGGCAATGGGGACCTTCGAGGGCTGCTCCGGCTGCCATCTGAATTCCAGCTACAACGACACGGACACGGCTTCACGGCGCTACTGCTACGGGGCCCTGTTCGACATTTATTACTAACCAAGGAGGTTAAATTATGCCTGATGTTAGATATGTAACCGCGGGCAGACCGAAGACGGGCGGAGCCGTGCACCGCGCTCCTGCCGGAACGACCGCTCCGACTGATGCAGCGACGGCACTTGGTGAGGCGTTCGTTGATCAGGGCTACGTCTCGGATTCCGGCATCGTGAATAATAACTCGCCCTCGTCCGAGTCGGTCAAGGCTTGGGGCGGCGATACCGTGCTCGATCTCCAGACCGAGAAGCCCGACACGTGGGCGCTTACGCTCATCTCGGCGAAGGACGTTGCAGTCCTCAAGACCGTATACGGCGAGGACAACGTCACCGGCACGCTCGAGACGGGGATCACCGTCACGGCCAATGCGAAGGAGCTTCCCTCGTCCGTGTGGGTCATTGATCAGGTCCTACGCGGCGGCACGCTCAAGCGGACCGTGCTTCCGGACGCAAAGATCACCGAGATCGGCGAGATCACGTACAGCGACTCCGCGGCGGTCGGGTATCCGCTGACGCTGTCGGCATATCCGGATGCGTCCGGCAACACTCATTACGAGTACATCGTTAACCCGTGAGCGGGTAGGGAAAGGAAAGGAATGACACGATGATAAAAGGAGAAACCAAAAGCGGATTCAAATTCACCGCACCGGAGGGGCTCGGGAAGGATATTCTGTTCATGAAGACGGTAAAAGCCTTCTACCGGGCCGCGGACAAGGGCGACAGCGACGAAATGGTCGATAAAGCTCTCGATCTGCCCGTCCAGATCCTCGGCACGTCCAAAGAAGAAGAACGGCTGTATAAGCATCTCAAGAAGCTTCACGGGCGCGTTTTGTATGATGACCTCTTCGATGAACTGAAAGAAATTATAGCGGTCATCATGCGTGAGGACGGAACAGTAAAAAACTCCTGACCCTCGCACGGATGGCCGCGGCGGACGAGGACGCGCTGTACTGCGATCTGGCGGAGACGTACCACGTTTTTGACTGGGACGCACTTCCCATTGATGTTCTCGCCCGCCTCGCCTCCGGGCTGAGGGAAAATTCAAGAATCAGAATGAAAATGAGCGGCCTGAATGTTCAGACTGACACGATGCTCCTTGCTTCCATCGCGGATTCTACAAGCCTCCTGACGTGGTTCAACTCGGAGGCCGGCAGGAAGGGTGAAGGCCGCCCGCCGTCAATGGTGGACGCCATCCTCGGCGCCAAGAAGGCAGAGGGCGAAGCCCTGGCGTTCGACAGCCCCGAGGACTTCGAGAAGGCAAGGAGGGAAATTTTAGAAAGGGTAAAACATGGCGACTGAACTCGGCAAGGCTTACGTGCAGATTGTACCGTCTGCCGAAGGCATACAGGGAAAAATTCAGAACGTCCTGAACAAAGAGGCAGGCGCGGCAGGCGATGCGGCGGGCGATTCCATCGGCAAGAAACTTGTTGCGGGCGTCACCGGCATCGTGGCAGCGGCAGGCATCGGCAAGGCAGTCAGCTCCGCCATCAGCGCGGGGGCTGACATGGAGCAGCTGGAGGGCGGTGCAAAGCTGATGTATGGTGAGGCGTTCGACTTCATCGAGGAACGGGCAAAATCCGCTTTCCAGAATGTCCAGATGAGCCAGAACGAATACCTGCAGCAGGTCAACGGCTTTGCGGTCGGTTTGAAGACTGCCCTCGGCGGGAACGAGCAGGCAGCGGCACAGCTTGCTGACCAGATCATCACCGCAGAGGCCGACATCGTGGCGGCGACAGGCAACAGCCAGGAGGCCGTGCAGAACGCGTTCAACGGCATAATGAAGGGCAATTTCACCATGCTCGACAACCTCCAGCTCGGCATCACTCCCACAAAGGAGGGC